TATAAATGCCATAATTAATCTCTGTTTATTTCCAATATCGATGCAACGACATGTAATTCGTTTGCATCAGATGCAGTTACTTTTAATATTTCACCTTCCAACAAAATTAATGGTTCTGTTAAAAGCTGTTCTGTTGCAAGAGCCCCTACGGCTTTTGTTTTAAATAAAGCAAATGCATTACTAGATGCATCTGTTAGTGTTATATCCAAGTTAGCTCCGCTAGAGTTCTGGTCATTACACGCAAGTATAGACTTTACTATAGCTCTTGAATCACTTGGAACTGTATATAATACTGTTTCTGACGCAGTAGTCAAATCTAGTTTTGCGTTTTTGTATATATTAGCCACCTATAAACCAAGAAAATCTTTCTTGCTCCTGTTTTTGTTCGTTTAAAAATGTT